ATGCGATCAACCATACTTATCACCAATGCAAAGCCGGATGAATTTGCCGCAATTATTGGTCAATCAGCTCTAGACCGAGTAGCATCGGAGGGAAAAGTTATTGACTTGACGGGAGAAAACTATAGGCAGCGTAAATGAAAAATCATTGCACTTGTGTAAAATCACGAATATGCTACAATAAAAAAAGGAGTAAATAATGGCGAGAAATAACAAACAGATTACCGGAGAATTGGCAAAGGAATATTGCAAGAAGTTTCAGACACCGAATACTTAATGGACGGGTTTTGTAAAAAGATGGTAGAAAGTGATTGACAGTTTCTACTATAGGGTGTAATATTAGGTATAAAGAGAAAAGGAGAAACAAAAATGTCAAAATTCAAACCGTTCAGTAAAACAAAAACGAAAATGGATTATATAAATAATTCATTTGTAAGTGAGAAGATTGGGAGTAATCCATTTACTGGAAAGCCTGCAATAGTCGGAGAAGAATTTGATATGTGTCATGAAAGGAGACACGGCATTGAGGTTTATGTGCTCCCTACAAAAAAAGATGGTGAAGTGGTATGGAAATGGAAAGCAGAGCAAAAGTCCGCAAAGCTTGTACCAGGAAAAGGGTACAAGTTCTCAACCTACTCAAGGCAGTGGCAAGATGGATTCACTAACACCTTTGAGGAGGGACTGCAGATTGTTACTGACTTGTACGCAAAGTGGATGGATGAACGTCCAACAGCATAGGTTTTCTCCCCCTCTTCGGAGGGGGCATTTCTCCAGCCCATACAGTGGGTTGAGGTAATGCAAAGGAGAATATATGACAGCGATCAAATCAATCGGATTTTGCGTAGGCTGGATTATCACAGCTTACGTTGGGCTTTGGGCAATGGCTCTATATGGAGTCACTATCGGAATTATCGCATGGAGGAAAGGATGAAAGAAATTCGGTTACTTAGAAAGGATGAAATCAGCGTTCGGCAGAATCGAATCAAGGGCAACACTGTGTTTCTCTTGCTGTACAAGGACGCTCGTGTTGACATGGCTCTTCTCGATGAACTATTCACCCCGATGGGATGGAAGAAGTCGTACAGGGAAGTTGCAGGGAACTTGTTCTGCACCATCTCCGCTTATGACCCCGACACAAAGCAGTGGGTTGATAAGGAGGATGTTGGGACAGAGAGCAATATCGAAAAGGCCAAGGGCGAGGCTTCCGATGCCTTCAAGCGTGCCGGATTCAACTGGGGAATCGGGCGTGAGCTGTACACCTCTCCAGTCATCGCTGTGAAGCTCAAGAATGGCGAGCTGTTCAACGGGAGGTGTTATACTTCCTTCTACGTCTCTGATATTGCTTGCAACGAAAATCGGGAAATCTGCAAACTGGAAATCGTTGACGGTTCTGGCGAGGTTCGTTTCTCATGGGGAAGCGGACAAGCAAAGGGCAACCTTCCACCCACCGAGGATGCGTTCGACCTTGAAGCCTATCGGGAAGAAGTTGAGGCTATGATCAATGCTTGCGACCTTATCGACAACGACAAGAAGGCATTGACGCTCAAGGGTTTGCCTAAATACGACAAGAGATTGTTGGATGCTGTGGTTGAGAGAATCAAAAAGTTGGAGAACGGCAATGGTTGAGTACAACGATTCAATTCACGAATACACACTAGGGGGGATTCACATCCCCTCAGTGAGTGAGCTTCTCAAGCCAGTAACAGGCGAGTTTGAATGCGCTCCAATGTACGCAGAACGAGGCACAGCGATTCACAATCTAACAGAGCTTTGGGATACTGGGCTGTACTTCCCAGAGCTGGCAGACGATGAACTTATGACCTACATGATGGCTTATGAGGACTTCCACGATCAACACGAGGTTGAGATTATTCAGTTAGAGCAAATAGTGTTCAACAAGGAGCTAATGTACGCAGGTCGCTTGGACAGGATTTGGCTTATTGACGGAGACGAGCACTTGACGGATATCAAAACAGGCAATAAGTACAAGCAACATCTTTTCCAGAATTGTGCCTATCAGATGGCATTGCCAATGCTGACACGGAAGCTCTCTAACCTCTATCTGAATCCGTTCACATTTAGATTGCACGAGTGGAAGCAAGAGGAACAAACGTATGGGTATCGCATGGTCGAGGCATTATCGCTGATTTATTGGGATAACCACAGAAGGGATAGAAAAGCCCTTGAAAAGATTTTGAAGGAGAATTGACATGGAATTTGACAAGAGCAAGATTTTGACGGTGGCAACGGCAGACCAAGCTAGAGTAGGGCAAAAGGGGTGGTTTGCGAGTAATGTAGAAACGCTGTCTCGTTTAGTGCTAGAGGAACAACCTAAAGAGCTTTTGGGTTTTAACAGTAATAATGCCGTACATGCGTTTAAAACAGCTTTTCAAAACCATGCACTCTTCTACCCCGCACCAAAGCTTACCTACGCCGAGCGTCAAGCACAGTGGGTAAAAGAGAACAACGTGAAGGAAGGAACAGAGGTTCGTGTGACAAGAACGTTCATAGAGGACGAAGATGGGAGTTGGTGCTGGGGACACGATGATTTAGTGGGTATGACAGGGGTTGTTGGTGACTATGGTATCGCTACTCATAGCTTAGGGGTCGATATGAGTGATGGAAGCTTCATAGCCGTTCCATATTTTGCACTTGAAGTCATCAAGGAACCAACCTACCGCCCATTCAATAACGATGAACTCAATGACCTTGTTGGGGAAGTGCTGACAAACAAGCAGAGCGGAAGAAGGAAAGTGGTGACAGGCAAGCCCACAGCATCGGAAGGCGTGAACCTTGACGGAAGCTATATCACTGCAAAGGATTTGCTTGCCAGCTTCTATCGCAACGGAAAGGAACCGTGCGGAGTGAAGGAGACATTATGAAGTATTACAAATCAAGAAACATCATGGTCAAGGCGGTTCGTTTTTTGGATACAACTGAATCAATCCTGCAACTTGACGAAATGCTTGGTGGAGTGGCAATCAGCTATCGTAGGCGTGATAAACCACAAGTGAGGTTGTCTGGTGATGTGAAAGCAGAAGTAGGCGATTGGGTTGCGTTGAAAGGTAACTCGGTTTTTACACTATCCGATTACGCATTCAATATGATTTTCAAGGAGGAAGCATGACAATTCAAGAAGCATCAAAGCAGCTCGGCTGTTCGACCACCACGGTCTACAAGTACGTCAAGTCTGGACAAATCAAGGCTACGACCACAGGAGGTCACCCCGCAAACAAGATTGAGATTAGCCAAGAGGATTTGGATGTATTCGCAAAGTTGCCAGAAAACTTGCTGACCAAGGAAGAGGTTGCCACTATCAAGGGCGTGTCCATCAGAACGGTTGAGGCGTGGGTGCTGAAGGGGAAGCTCAAGCCGGTGCTCACGTTCATGAAGCGGAATTATTTTAGCTTGGAGGATGTATGACCGTTGCATGGACTTGCAAGAGCGAAGAGGTGGGGCTAGCGATAGTCCCCTTCGACCAACGCACAAAGGCGAAGGAGCTTTTCGCAGAGGCTGGGAAGAAGCGTAACGGATATGTCACGATCAAAATAACCTTGCCTACCAGATGGGGTACAGACGCACAAAACAGAGCCTTCCATGCACTTCTTGGCGAATACTGGAAAAGTGGCTTGTCGAGCTATGAAAGCTATGACGACATGAAGGACACGATTAAGCTACGCATTGCCGGAGCTGATGAATACATATTCATTGACAACGGAAAAGTGCGCCATGCAAAGAGCTTGGACGAGGTGAAGGGACGCTATGCAGAAGTTCCCAAGTCATGGGCTGACTTCACGTTGGAGCAAAGGCGTGACGCAATAGATGAGGTTATCAGAGAAGCGACAACGGCAGGGGTTAATTCCAAGAAATGGGATGAAATAATCACTGGGATGCAAGAAGAAATTCTTGATTAATCAAGTAACCTATGGTACGATTTAGACAAGGAGAAACAAAACATGTTTACATTACGTCATTTGTTGGATTTGTTAAGCGGAAATGCTTATCGTTGGGAAGAGTTCACATTCGCCACCAATGCCAGAGTCGGGCATCGTGGAAATCACCTAAAAGGACGGAGAAAGTCAATCTACCACAAATGGGGATTCAACAACACCCCATATTACGTTCACTTATCAAAAGCTGAGCGTGCTGGAAAGAGTTGGAAAGAGACACAAGCAATGAGAAAGAAAATCTGGAAGGAGAGAAAGAATGGCTGAAGAAAAGAAAGTATTTGCAGGCAGCGGCAAAATTGTCACTAGTTGGAAGCGTGGAATATCAATCTGTTTGGATGATATCCAGAACTACGCAACAAAGAGCAAGAACGGTAAATTCTACGTTCGCTTGAATGTTATCGACTTGAAGCAAGCAAACCAGTGGGGCAAGGATGTTTCTGTTGAGGTTGACACGTGGAAGCCCGATGGCAGGAAGTCGACCACGGAAGTACCCCAGAAGTACCACGGAAGTCAAAAACCAAACACTCCGGAGAACTTTGTTGATGATTCCGTCGACCTTCAAATCCCATTTTGATATGACCGAACGTGAAAGGTTTGTATACCAAGAGAACCGTATCCGGCTGATGGTAGAGCGTGGTTGTAAATGCGAGGTGTGCGGAAAACCGTTGCACCTCGGCAACCTACAACTGGCTCACATCTGTCCGGCAACGAAAGGCTACTTAAAGAAGTACGGAAAGGAAGTGATTCATCATCCATTGAACTTGGCTACCGTGTGCAGTCTGAAGTGCAACGATGCGGTTCTGCTTGACCCAAAGACGCACCCGATAGAAGCGAAAGAGCTGATAGAGAAAATCAAGGAGGAGTTGAAAAATGGAAAAGAGTGAGATGATGACAGCAGGTGAGATGATTAAGGCTTTGAAACGATATGATGAAAGCATGGAAATAGAAATCCGTGTTCATAATCCATCGGTTGGCCCATGCAGAGGGACAAGAGTTAAGGGTGTTGGTATGGGTATAGATTGGGATGAAGGTAGATTATTCATCCATCCTGAGAAACGCTTGGTTGAGGTAATATGAACGCTGGAAAACAATTTGAGAAAGACTTCAAGGCATCAGTGCTTGACGATCAATTTTATCTTAGGCTCAAGGACGCTGGTGGATGGTCAAAACCTGCAGACCTACGGTTCACGCCCTCACAGCTCTGTGATTGCCTTTTGTTCACGAGGGGAACGTTGTACCTCCTGGAACTCAAGAGCCACACAGGAAAGAGTATTCCGGCAAGCTGCCTCAAGCAGACTGATGCACTTGCTACCGTGGATTACGTAGGTACCTTCCCTGCCTTTGTGTGCAACTTTAGGGACTACAGCGAGACTTACATCATCGGGGCGTATTACGTGCAACAGGAGCTTACTGTACGCAAGAGCCTGTCGCTGGGAACTTGCAGGGAGCTTGGAATAATGATACCTCAGAAGAAGCTGAGGATTCATTGGCGTTACGATTTATCAGTGCTATAAGCACAATCGGGGCTGAAATGGTGTCGATTGTTCTAGAAAGCCACACGTGGACAGAACAAGACGAGGGTTCGATTCCCTCCAGCTCCAAAGGGGGGAGTTATGAGATTTAGAACAAAGGTAAGAGAACTTGAAGCGATTAAATATGATGGCACGAACAAGGATGCTATAGACAAGTTGACAGGTCGTGTATTTGCCGAAGCAGGGGGTAATGACCCATATCTAATAACTAAGGGCGGGTTCATTAATATAGGCGATTGGGTAGGCGTAGAGGACGGACAAGTCAAAATCTTGGGTGCAGCAGAACTGGAAAATGATTACACGCCAGTACTGACCAAAGAGCAAGAAATGAAAACAATTTACATTAGTGGGCCGATGAAGAACATGACGGATGGCAACATGCCCGCATTTGACGAGGCTGAAAAACAGCTCAAACAACTGGGCTTCGATGTGCTGAATCCGCACAAGATATGCGAGGAGCTGAATATCAGATTCTTCGGGATGGGCAAGATTCCGACATACGAGGACTACTTGAAAGAGGATATCATCCAGATGCTGAGTAAGTGCGACAAGGTGCTGGTTCTCCCCGGTTGGAGGCAAAGCAAAGGTGCGAAGCTTGAAATTGCGAATGCGATCGAATGCGGCTTGGATGTTGTTTTCGATATTTCCGATGTACAATAACTAGAATTCAATCAAAAATATTTCAACTATTCGCACAATATTGGTAGACAGATAATACTATAGGGTGTAATATTAGGTATCAAAGGAGAAATTGATATGACGGTACTTTCACTTTTTGATGGAATTTCGTGTGGACAGCTGGCTCTGAAAAGGGCTGGCGTTCATGTTGATAGGTATTATGCTAGCGAGATTGAACCAAACGCTATCAAAGTGACGCAACATAATTTTCCAGATACAATACAACTAGGAGATGTTAGGAATATCAAAGTTGATAACCTTCCAAAGATTGACTTATTGATTGGTGGTAGTCCGTGCCAAAGTATCAGTACGTTGGGTAAGATGGACGGCATGGAAGGAAAGAGCGGGTTGTTTTATGAGTATCTGCGGTTGTTACACGAGACAAAACCAAAGTGGTTTTTGTTGGAGAACGTGAGAGGCAACAAGAAAGCGGTGGATGAGATAACCGAGCAAATGGGAGTGGAACCTGTGTTGGTAAACAGCGCATTGGTAAGTGCACAACAAAGAAACAGGTTGTACTGGACAAACATCCCCTTCCAGCAACCGGAAGATAAGGGAGTTGTGTTGCGGGACATATTGGAACCGGGCATCCCGAAACAAGCTGTTCTTACACCCGGAAGACTACGGTGGCTGATGAGCGAGAAAGGGCAGGCTACTGTTGCCAAGAGGTATGCCACCATTGACCCGATTAAAGCAGGAGCACTGACCGTGAGGGCCGAACAAAGCTGGAACTCGACCTATGTGACAAGGGAAGGACAGTTGACCAGGTTGACGGTTAAAGAGTATGAAAGACTACAAACACTACCAGACGGATATACAGACGGAATATCACCTACTCAGGCATATAGGGCAATAGGCAATGGCTGGACAGTTGACGTTATCGCTCATATCTTCAAGGGCTTACTCTGACACTTGACAAGAATATGTAAAGGTTGTATAGTAGTTGGTAGATAGTCTAACCAGCTATTGTACATCTCACACTAAGCCTTTTTGTTTGACACTAAGTATGCTTTTGTGAGATGGGCATACAATCCCCCTTGGTCGGGGGGTGTCAAGCAAAGAGGTTTTTCTTTTTGTTTGGCAAACCGAACCGAAAAGGTTGGCGTTACGGGGATAACCACGGTTACGACAATACGCAGGGTGACTACAAGCCGAGAGCCGTAAATTAGTCGGAAATGATGCCAGAAAGATCCTGTCGGCAGGGAATATCAGCTTGACGTTCACGGCACTATGGCTGGAGTGATTAGCTACCACTCAATACGGTGCTAGGGGAGCAAGACCAACTTAGGTTGGTAGACCACTGAGTAGAGTAACCTGGGAAAGGTGATGCTATGGCTGGTAGGGGAGAGCTATGAGAATTAAACAAGAGAGCATAGAACAACGCAGGGTAACTTGCATGACAAGGAACAAGCTGGGATACTGCAACGTGCCAGATGAAGATTGCCCAAGGTGCAAGGCATACGACTATGAACCTCTTGACCACATTGTCGGTCTTACATGGGAAGAGATACAAGCAAAACAGCACAGAACTCGTTAACTTGACAATTACTTCCAATGTGTTATAATAAAGACATGGCGAAGAATATGGGCAGACCAAAGATAGAAATTGATTTTGAGAAGGTTGACGCTCTTTGCGCGGTGTTCTGTAATTGTGAAGAGATTGTTTCTATCCTTAAGTTCGATATGAAAGTGTCGTATGACACAGTTGAAAGAAGGATAAAAGAACAGTTTGATATAACTTTTGCGGAGTATGTAAAGCAAAAGCAAATGGCGTTCGCAAAACCGAAGCTACGAAAAGCGCAATTTGATTGCGCTATGAGTGGTAATGCAACCATGCTCATATGGCTCGGAAAACAGTACCTCGGTCAGATAGACAAACAAGAGATGAAAATCGAGGGTGGAGAAACACCTGTTGAAATCCAGCAGACCATAGACAAGGTCAAGGCAATGGTAAATGACAACCAATGAGGCAAAAGGACTAATCGAATATCCAGTAGCATTTGCTCATCTTCTAGGATACAACCTCCTGGAGGGTATCCATAACGAATGGATAAAGACCTTGCTTTGGAGGGATGAAGATTACACACTCCAGGCTCATAGGGATTCATATAAGACAACTTGTTTGATCGTGGCGGTTACGATGGCTATGATTCTCCGCACCGACTTGACTATTCTGCTCCTACGCAAGGAGAGTGGTTCAACGGTTGAGTTTGTAAGGGCGGTCAAGAAGAACCTCCAATCGGATATTGCCCAATCCTTTTCAATGGCTGTCAACAAGAAGCCTATCCAACTGATCAAAGATACCCAAACGGAAATCCATACCAACCTTTTCACTGACCAAGGTAGCAAAGAATCCCAACTGGTAGCAGATGGCATACGATCATTCGCTATCACTGGAAAGCACTTCAAGAGAATCTACACAGATGATATTGTTACTTTGAAAGACCGCATTTCAAACGCTGAGAGAATCCAGACTGATAATGTGTATCAAGAATTACAGAATATCCGAACCAAGGGCGGGGTGATACTCAACACCGGAACTCCCTGGCACAAACAGGATACCTTCAGACTCATGCCAAAGCCGGAGACATTCACTATCTACGACACTGGCTTATTCGATGAAGCAGGGATACTCAAGAAGAAGCAGAGCATGACCGCTTCCTTGTTCTCCGCCAACTATGAATTGAAGCACGTAGCCGATGAAGATTGCTTATTCCCTAACCCGAAATATGAGAAGTATCCTTACGTTGATGGAATCGCCCATATAGACGCATCGTATGGTGGAGCGGATACCACAGCTCTGACAATCATGTGCAAGCATGACGGCAAGCTATACGCATTTGGGAAGGTCTGGCCTACGCACGTGCAGAACCATTATAGCGAGATTGTTTCATTGCTCCAGAGGTATAAGGCTGGAACGCTCTACATGGAACGCAACGCCGATAAGGGGTACCTGGCTAAAGAGTTCGGGCAGATGTGGCCGAACATCTCAACGTACTCGGAGCACATGAACAAGCACATCAAGATTAGCACCCATTTGAAATCCTCATGGGATAATATATACTGGGCACCAGAGACAGACCCTGAATACATCGAGCAGATCGTGGACTATCAAGAAAACCAAGGGCACGATGATGCACCCGACTCGGCAGCGTGTGCAGTACAGCGTTTGGAGAAAGGCACTTACTCGGTAGGGAGATAGCATGGACGGAAAGACGATAAAAGAACTGATTGACGGCTACACCTCAACGAACATTTACAGGCAGATGCAGTTGTATTACGACCTGTACATGAAGCGGAACCCAAACCTCATGGAGCGTATCAGACAAAGAGAGCTGAAGAGACGCACCCCAAACTGGTGTGTGCCGACCGCCTATTTTAGCACAGTCATTGACACGCACGCAGGCTATCTCTTTTCCAACGTGCAGTACGATAGCAAGAATGACGAATATGAAGCACACCTGCAAGAAATCCTTGACGCTAATAACGTGAGCGTGAAGGACATGAAGGCAGGGCTTAATGCTTTGACCTTCAATCGGGCGTATGAGCTTGTGTACACTGTTGGCGATGGGGAGAACCTTAAGGGTACGCAGATAAAGTTTGCACCGCTTGACCCTCTCAGCGTTGTTCCGATTTACTCCGATACCATAGAGCCGGAGATTATCGCTGTTGTGTGGTTCCGTGAGAGCAACGGCGCAAAGCTGGCTGATTACATTACCGCCACCGAGTGGACGCAATTCAGAGCAGAGAAGGGTGACTATACCCAGATTGGCGACACAAGGAATCTCCCCTTCTCCATGTGCCCTGTTGTCGAATACCGTTCGGAAATGATTGGCGACACCTCCCCGTTTGATGCGGTAGTCTCTTACATCGAAGCTCTCGACTGGGCAATCACTGGCAACTCAAACGAGATTGATCGCATCGTTGACGCAATTCTCCTTCTTGGGAAGAAGCTCTCACCAGACGACCGAGACCACCTCAATGAAATCAAGACCCTTGAGGACATTTCCAAAGACGAGATCACCCCGCAGTTCCTTGAAAAAAACCTTTCACCAGAGTTCCGCAAGTACGTGACCGACCTACTTATCCAAGAGATTTACCGCCACTCGCACACTGTGGACTGGCATACGCAGATGGAAGGGGAAGCAAGTGCAAAGGCTTTGAAGATTAAGCTCTTCGACATGGACATGTTCTCAAAGCGAATTGAGAAGGTCTTTGTAGAAGGCACACAGAAACGATTGGCCTTGCTGAAGGAACTCATTAGGCTGAGGGATAATATGCAACCCGAGCCTATTACTGTATCTTTTGAGCGCACCTTGCCAACCGACAATGAGACGCTTATCCAAGTACTTACTGGTGTGGATTGGATATCTAATCAGACCAAGCAAGAGTGGGTTGGGCTGAACTCCGACATTGAGCAAGAGCGCTTGAGCGGTGAAGCACCGATGATTAACCTTGATGATATTCCTAGCGAAGAAAGCGAAAATATGGTAGACTCTGAGTAAAGGAGTTACTATGAACAAAGTACATCTAATTGATTGCATGGAATTTATGAAGGGAATACCAGACAAATACTACGAACTGGCTATCGTTGACCCGCCGTATGGGATTGGTGAGAGTAACAAACAAAGAAAAAACACTCCATGTAAAAGATGGAAATCTGCAATTAATAATATTCCATACGAGAAAAAAGAATGGGATGGAGAAATACCAGGCAAAGAATATTTTATGGAATTAATGAGAATATCAAAAAACCAGATTATTTGGGGTGGTAATTATATGACTGATTATCTATATCCAAGTATGGGATGGATATTTTGGGACAAACAAACAGGAGAAAGTGACTTTTCTGACGGTGAATTAGCTTGGACTTCGTTTAATAAAGCATTAAGAAAATTTACATGGTTGTGGAGTGGGTTCAAAAAACATAAACCAGAAGATAGAATCCACCCCACCCAAAAACCAGTAGGCCTCTACAAATGGCTTCTCAAGAACTACGCAAAACCTGGGGACAAGATTTTTGACTCCCATGTTGGAAGCGGTTCAATCCGTATCGCTTGTCACGACATGGGATTTGACTTTGAAGGTTGCGAGATTGACAAAGATTATTGGGAAGCACAAGAGGAACGGTATAGCCAACACGCAATGCAGGGGGACTTGTTCTCTGGTTTAGATTTGCAGAAGGAAATCTATCAAGGGGTGTTCTTATGACCTACCAACAGATGCAGGCAGCGAAGAGTAAAACCATTGACTCTATCCTCCTATCAATAGAATCCGAAATCAAGAAGACCTATCGTTTCGGGCGAGACTCCATCACTTCCCTTGTAGGGGATAATTACCAGAAATACCTTGTAGGGGTGGATGGTGCGGACTACTACAAGACGCTGAACCTTTACAATAGGCTCAAGACTATGGAGCAGGAAATCAAGGGCGTGTATATCCAGATTGGCAGGCAGACCAGAAAGACTGTCACGCAAGGAATGTACACCACGTTCGATGAAAGCTACTTGATGGACAGATACACAACAGCCTTCTTTTCCGACCAAATAGGAGCAAACATCAAGTATGCCGCACCTAATCCGATCGTGAGGGAGGTTGCTGTTACTGGCGATGCAACTAGACTGAAGGATATCAGAGACGCAAGACTTCGCAGAATCGCAGAGGGCATGATACCTCCAAGTGGTGACACGCTCACAGGTATCCTTGTAAACAATCTCAACAACGAGCTGACCAAAACGCTCAGAGTGGTTAAACAAGGGCTTATTAATGGACAATCCTACGTCAAGCAAGCACAAGCGTTAAAGGAAACATTCAACGGCAACGCCTACAACGCTCTTAGAGTAGTGAGGACGGAAGGGAATAGATTAGCCAATGCCGGAACATATCTTAACTCAGAGGACTTGAAAGCTGAAGGCGTGAGAATCCGTAGGCAATGGGTAGCAACATTGGACGGACGGACACGAGACAGCCACCAAATGCTAGATGGACAGTACGAGGACGAGAACGGCTTGTTTCATATTCATGGACTCTCTGCTAGGTATCCTGGCGACTTTGGCGACCCAGCGGAAGATATTCATTGCCGATGCACGACAATAGATGTTGTACAAGGATTAGAGCCTACCCTTAGAAGGGGTGTAAATCCAGTTACCGGCAAGAGCGATATTGCATCATTTAGGGACTACGATACTTGGAAGAAGCGTGGATTGAAGTAGGCTTTACAACCTAACAAATCCGTGCTATTATTAACACAGGCACAGATAGTGTCAAGATTGACAGATTAACAAAGAGGTGTTAACATGGCAGATGAAGTAAAGACGAATCAGGAAGCTGGTGGCGTTTCTACTGAAGAGAAAGTGACGAATCCGATTGAGGGTGGCGTTACCGAAAAGGCAGACGATGTTCAGAAGATGATTCAATCGGCTGTAGACAAAACTGCAAGTAAAATCAAGAAAGAGTACGAAGCCAAACTTGCTGAAGCCAATTCAAAGCTTGCCGAAATCCAGAAGTCGCAAATGACCGATGAACAGAAGCGTGAAGCCGAGAAGAAGGAACTGGAAGAGAGGGCTAAGGCACTCGCAGAGCGTGAGCGGAAGCTGACCGTCATTGAAGCACTGGCTGATGTGGGCTTGCCCCCAGATTTTGCAAATCGCATCAG